GCACGAAAGGTCTCGTTTTTTTTGAAGATAGTTAGTTTTTGTAGTTCTGATTTCATGGGGTCAGGGGTTTGTTATGTCCGCAGTGCAACAGAAGTTCGTAGATAGGATTAAAGAATTACGTAGGGTACCGGCGAATTTGCTGCAAAAGCACCCGCTCAATTGGCGGGCCCATCCAGGGAAACAATTGAAGGCACTTAATGCCGTCATTGAAGAGATAGGTTTCGCTGGAGCAATTCTCGCTAGGGAAATGCCGGACGGCTCGTTGCAAGTCTTAGACGGCCATGCACGTGTCGAAATAGCCGCGAATGAAACTTTGCCAGTGTTAGTTCTGGATCTCAATGAAGAAGAGGCTAAAAAGCTTCTCATCACGTTCGACCCGATTTCAGGATTAGCTAGTTCAGATTCGGAAAAACTGGGTGAATTGTTAGCTGATGTGACCATTGAAAATCAATTCCTTACCGAATTGCTCGCGAAACTGGCGAAAGACAATGGCCTAGAGGAGTTATTAGAATCGAAAGAAGGAGTGAAAATTGAAGATGACGATGAAGAAGCAATACCGAGCGGAGTGCGCATGGTTCAATTGTTTTTAGACGAAGTAAGTATTGAAATTTTTCAATCATACTGCAATAAACTTTCGGTAGCGTATTCGACGCATAATATCACCGATACAGTGATGGAGGCGGTTAAACGTGCGAGTGCACTATTGTGAAAAGCAAATAAACGTTGATGAATTAGCCGGGAGCAAATTGAACGAAAGTCATTTCGATACTCTCTTAGGTGGAGAAGAAGATTGTGATATTTTCAAACCTGACGGATCTCCATTAATAAAATACCGTGCCGGTTGGTTTACAAATGAACTGTGCAAAGCAGTCATACCAGCATGTCGCAAAGCAGCGGTAAAAACGAACAATCGAGGCATGGCGGCAGGTGATTTGCAAGAAGTGCATTTAGGTACAAATAGGCCGATAGATAAATTATCAAAAACTCATTTCAGAACAATCAAACGCGACGGAAGAACCAGTAATACTAAGCAGGGTGGCGAAGTCGCGAGCGGTATAGTTGGATATTTTGAGCGAACAGCTAGGTTTCCATTCTGTCGTCAAACATCGTTTTTGATTAGTCAAGCCGCTGCTTGGAAAAGATTTTTGCCGTATATCGAACGAGCGGACGAGGGATTCAAGACATTCATGCCCGAGCGTTGGCGAGCACAATACGATTATGCACAGCAAACGGCTGTTGATTGGGTAATTCCGCAAAGCACGTTCACGACCGTTACTGTCAATAGAAACTTCCAAACCGCTACACACAAAGATGCTGGCGATTTGAGTCAAGGTTTCGGAGTGATGTCATGCTTGCGGAACGATAAATATCAAGGTGCGTATTTAGTCTTTCCAGCCTATCGAGTCGCAATTGATTATGCTCATGGCTGTCTTTGTTTAGCCGATGTTCATGAATGGCATAGCAACACCGATTTCAAACATATGCGAATAGGTTATGAAAGAATAACTTTAGTCTTTTACTATCGTGAAAAAATGATTCATTGTAAAAAAGCTGATGAAGAAGTAGTTTGGGCAAAAAATCGTAAGCGTGGCGAACGAATGACTTGAGCGAGGAAAAAATGGCAGTTTGTTTGTTTTATCTCGCAGAACCGAAATATGGCGGATGGCCTACATACACTTCGCATCTTTATCGCGGACTTGCAGAAAACGGAAAACGGCCAATATTGTTCAAAATCGGAAACAAAACAGATGGCCGGATGCGTCCTTATGGTCGCGGTATTGAATACACGAATATCACATTAACTGACGCGATAGCGTTGACTAGAAACAATCGGTGTTTCATCACAGCGGTCGGCAAGGGATATTACGAAGCAGCATGCAGTCTACTCCTAGCCGGAGCTTCCGTTTGCGTTCACGACCCGACCGAACTCAAAGAACCATTTGCTTCCTCGTTGCATACAGCGAATGTTATAGTTATTCGTGAATCAATGTTAGCACACGTGCCGCATGCTCAATTGATTTTGCATCCTTATGCTACGCGCGGCTGTGATGACGAGAAAACTAAAATCGCTTGTGCAATCTCAAGAATCGACCACGACAAAAACACGGCAATCATAGTTGAAGCCAATGCACGTATTGAAGAACCTGTTCATTTGTATGGCGCTATTAACAGGATTTATTCCTATTTCACGTTAGATGCGAAACATGCAGGTTGGGATAAGCATTACTATGGCTCTCCTAATGCTAACAGCCTTTGGGCATGCCAAAAAATCGCGTGTCGTTATGAAAAAATGGTCGATTTGTCAGTCATAAAAAAAGATGGCAGTGGAACGCAATACACATTTCTCGAAGCTTTAGATGCCGGTTGTTCTTTAGTGCTTCACGAAGAGTGGCAACCGCAAGGGTTACTCGCTGAATTATCTACGACAGTCACCGATGCAGATTCCCTAGCGGAAGAATTGAAAATCAAACGCAAATTCAAAAGTAAAGTCGCGAAAGAATTGTTCGGCTATCATTGTCACAAAAAAATCGCCACCGCAGTATGCGAAGCGATAGGGGCCTAAATTGAAAAGGTCGGTTGCAGCGGGATGGATATTACGAACTTGCAAGATGTGAAAATGATTCAGCGAGCTTTTGAGCAAAGGTGGCCGATTACAGATGTATATCGACAAGAACTTGTTCGCAAGTTGATGCGTATCGCTTTAGATCCTAATATTAAAACCAGAGAATCAATAGCGGCAGCTAAAGCATTGATAGTTGCGGATGCGCAAAACATCGAAATGGAGCGGATCGCACAGGCGGATGAACATGAATTCAGAGCCAATTTGGTTGCAATCGCTAAGCACCTCGGACCTAGCCAAATTGCTAGGCTCGCGATTGATGCCGGAGTATCAATCGAGCAAACCGAACTCGCAAGTTTCGGAAACCGAGAAGCAACGGAGGTTAATGGCGGCGAAAAGGGCTAGAGAGCGTGATATTACCGTTCCAGTCCCGAAAAATAAAGACAGAAGATTGAAAGCAGAAACGGATGCCCAATTATGGCTTAATACATATTTCAGTTCCGTATTCTCGGAATCTTGGACTGATGATCGTTCTGCAATGCTGTATTCAATAATCGACGCCGCACTCTATGGAGGTGACCAAGCAATAGCTGGACCTCGCGGAGAAGGCAAGACGACAATCGCTACACATGCGGCTTTATATCTAATGGTGCGCGGGCTATGTTCCTTTCCAGTCGTGATTGGTAAATCTCAAAGTAAGGCACAACTTGAATTAAAATCGATGAAAGAACAGCTGCAGCAAAACGAGCTGTTTATTGCCGACTATCCAGAAATAGGCATCCCGATGAAACTGGTCGGTGGATGGTCATCACGAGCACGAATGCAAACAGTTGCTGGCGTAAACACTAATATAGAACTTGCAGCAGATCACATAGTGTTTCCTGTGATCCAACAACCACAATTAGAAAACTGGCCTAAAGAAATTGAGCCAGCGAGTAATGGGCAAATTTTATATTGTCTCGGAATTGATGGGCCGGTGCGAGGTACTAAATTCAGAAACTCACGCCCAACACTCGCAATCATAGATGACATCGAAGACAGAGAAGCAGCGGCTTCAGAAGTGTTAATTGAAAAAAATGAAAACATTATTGAACAGGATATAGCCGGGCTCGGTGCTAGCGCAGAAAGAATACCGCGGGTTATGCTTTGCACCGTTCAGAATCGCAAGTGCATTGCATATCGCTTTACCGACTCAAATATAAAACCTTCCTGGCGCGGTAAGCGTTATCGCAAAATGCTTAAAGAACCTGAAAGAATGGATCTAGTTCAGCAGTATATTCAAATGCGACAAACGAGAGACAAAGATGACCCAGATGCTCGGGTAGCTTTTGAATTTTGGAAACAAAATCAAGCTGAACTCGAAGGTAAATGCATAGTATCGAATGTGAATAGTTATTCAAAAAAGTTACATGCAGATGGGCAGCCGTTAGAACTTTCGGCCATACATGCTTATTACAATCGAGTAGCTGATATAGGCATAAAAGCCGTAGCCACAGAAATCGATAATGATCCGCCGATAGAGGCAGGGCCAACTGGAAGTGGTTTGACCGCAGCGATAGTCATGAATCAGACGAACGGCCTACAAAAATTGCAGTTGCCGATGAACACTATGTGTTTAACGGCAGGCATTGATATCGGCAAGTATCGATGCCATTGGGTCATTACAGCATGGGCGCATGGAGCATCAGGTTTTGTCGTAGATTATGGAGTATTGGAAGTTTCCAATATGGAGAAAGATTCGGAAACAGATGCTATAGAAATGCAAATTTATAAAGCATTGTTAGAATGGCGCGATACGCACGTACAAAAAAAATTCGTTGACGCTAGCGGAAGTGTTCGCGAACTTGATTTCGTATTCATAGATTCAGGAACATATACGACAGCTATTTATGAATTTACTCGACAAGTAAGAGGTATCTATCATCCAGCGAAGGGGATGAATCCGTATCGACAAAGAAAAGTAAACAGTGCCACGACGATTGCTTCTGAACATCTTCATGCAGAAAAGTTAAACACTTCAAACATTTGGTTGTATGAATTAGACACAAACTACTGGAAACAATTCGTTCATGAGAGGTTTTTAACTCCAGTATTTGATGAGCAAAATATGCTACGCAAAGGCTCACTATCACTCTATGATGGTGCGCATAGCAAGTCACATATGGCGTATGCGAATCATATAGTTGCAGAAGAATTGGTGAATGAATTCAAAGAGGGAAAAGGCAATCGAACGTTTTGGATGGTAAAAAATGAAAACAACCACTGGTTGGATGCTACATATTTAGCTACAGCGGCAAGTGAAGTTTGTGGTATCAAGCTGTTCGCTCCGGCGGAAAACACTCTCGTACCAAAGCAAATAGACAAAAAACAGTATCCGAATGAAAAACCTAAGCCTGCTGCAACTCGACAGCATGGGAATAGACTCAAGCGAAGGCCGGGTGGATGGATTCCTAAAAGGAGGCACTAGGTGATCAGAGTGAACAACAAACGCAAACACCGACAACAGGCAGATTTGCCATTACAAAACAGAGTGCAGATTGTGAGGAAAGACGATGCTATAGAACCTATCGAGGTCAAGCCTTCACGTTATTCACCTCCAGACTGCCCAGCTTGTAGGGCTACACGGGAGGCGATTGGCAACACAAACAGATACACCGAAGTCTACGCTACTAAACGGGACTCGCAGTATGTGTACAGATATGTGCGCTGCGGGTGGTGCTCAAATACCTTCAAGGTCGTGCAATTTATTGGTTGATACTACGACTGTAGTACGGTGCATGTTTTTGTAATCTAATGCTATTGCCATGATTGTTACATGGCATCTTCGGCAGCATTACTTGCACAGGTTGACGCAGCGATTGAGGCACTCTTAACAGGTGGTGCTCAATCGTATTCTATTGGCTCTCGCAGCGTTACAAAACTTGACTTAGACAAGCTTTTTGCTTGGCGAGAAAAATTGCTAACCACTGTCGCTCGTGAAACTGGCAGCGGTGGTTTGGGGCTAGCCAAAATGGGGCGTCGATCTACATGAACGTCCTAGATCGGGTCATTAACTATTTCTCGCCTACAGCTGGTTTGCGACGTGCACAAGCTCGCCGATTGATTCGGTCCTATTCAGGTGCCGAGTCCAATCGACTTACAGCGCACAAGAAACCACGCAACCTATCCGCCGACCAAGAACTCCTAGGTCCGTTTGGTGCCGACTCTCTGCGAGCATGGGCCAGAGACCTGGTTCGCAACAATGCCTACGCATGGAACGTAGTTGACACGATCGTTTCCAATGTCATTGGCGACGGAATTACTGCACAGAGTACCTACGAAACTCCTGAGGGTGAGGACATCGAGGATGTCAACGACGCACGGGACAAGATGTGGTCCGAGTGGTGCGAAGTTGCGGATATCAACGGGCAACTCACATTCTCCGAAATCCAAGTCCTTAGCCAGCGTGAGATATGCGAGGCAGGCGAGGTACTTGTTCGAATAATCAAGACGCCTGGCAAGGAATACAAAGGCATCTCTAGGCCAGTTCCTTTGGCATTGGAACTAATTGAGGCTGATAGGTTGTCTTTAGAAAAGGACACCTACCGAGCTGCACCTGCCAGCAACAACAAGATTATTCGAGGCGTCGAGATCGACGACAAAGGCAGGCCTGTTGCCTACTGGATCTATCCACAACATCCTAGCTCTCCGTACATGCCAAAGAGCCAGATGCCAGAGCGTGTACCAGCGTCCGAGATTCTACATTTGTTTCGACGCGAGAGAATTGGACAAACGCGAGGCGTTACATGGTTTGCACCGATCGCTTCGACCTTGCGAGATCTTGGAGTGTACATCGACAACGAGTTGCAGGGATCAGCCATCGCATCCTGCTTTGTAGCAGCTATCAAGACAGATACGCCAGTCGGTAGCTTGCTAGATCCAGACGGAGAAACGACAGACGAAAACGGTAACAACCTAGAGTACCTTGAGCCAGGCATTGTTGCACGTCTTAAGCCAGGCGAGGACATCACCGCAATCAATCCAGCACGACCCAATAGCAGTGCGGAGCCTTGGATAAATCTAATGCTGCGAGGCACTGCGGCAGGCACTGGCACGAACTACGAAGCGATTGCAAAGGACTTTTCAAGCACCTCGTATTCATCGTCTCGAACCAGCAAACTTGAAGATCGTCCACGTTATAAGCGCTGGCAGAACTACATCGTCTGGCACCTCTGTCAGCCAGTATGGGACGAGTTCTGTAACGCAGCGGCACGTATTGGCGATGACAACTTCCCAACTTCCTCCGAGTTGCTAGAGGATCGCCGACGCTATGCACCTGTCGAGTGGCAACGACCCGAGCAGGAATGGGTCGATCCCACGAGCGAACAAAACGCTGCACTTTCTTCGATCACCAATTTTATGTCCACGTATCAGGACGAGGTCGGTGCTCGCGGTGGTTCATGGCGTGCCAAGTTTTATCAGGCTGCCAAGGAGAAGAAGCTTCGAATGCGACTCGGTTTACTGACCGCTGAGGAGCAAACCGCACAAATGATGGCAGCACAGACAGGTGCAGTTGGTCCAGCAGACGCGGCACAAGCAGAGCAAGATGCTGAACTATCAGGCGGTGGCGAATGGATGGGCCTGTCGCGTCTTCAATGGCAACGCAATCGCAAAGCGTTGGCTGACATCCTTAACGGATTAGCAGATGGCACCATGTCCGCCGCACTCGCTAGAGCGCAGCTCTCCATGATCGGACTGAGCGAAAAGAACATCGAGGCGATCATATCCGACGCGTCGGACGGCACCGTGGACAACCCACTACCAGCGGAGTCTACCCAATGAACAAAGCTGCATTAGCCAAACGTCGTAAACAAATCGATGCACGCAAGCCAGTTTTTCCAATCCGCCGGGATACCGAGGCAATTGGGTTTGTGTTGCGTAACGTCAACACCGCAGGCGTCAAAGCAGTAATCGCCACCGAAAATCCGATCGAGCGCTACGACGCTGAGACAAAGGAATACGTTAGCGAAGTCCTGCTTATGTCGGGTGCCGAGATCCGAGGCGGAAAGGATCAGATTCCAATCGTTGATTCTCACGACGACAAAACCGTGAGGAACATCTTCGGTTCCATTCAGAGAATCAAAATCGACTACGCCAACGGAGAGATGTTTGGCGAACCGATCTTTGCGAGCGACGTTGAGGCGCAAACCATTGGCACTAGGTTAGCCGAGGGTCACATCACCGACTTTTCGATAACAGCGATTCCACTTGAAACGCTGTACCTCCAGCGAGGCAAGCAGTACGTCACCGACCGTGGCGACGTAATCGATGGGCCTGCACTCATACACACACGCTGGCAAGCAATCAACGCTTCCATCTGCGCAACGGGCGCGGATGAGCTTTCTACTGTCCGAAGGTCATACGACCGGAAAGAAAAGGTAACACGCATGGACGAGGCTCTATTGGGTCAACTCGCTGCGATGGGTCTGCCGGAAGGTATGACCGATCCAAATCAAGTGCTCGCTTGGGTTGTAGGCAAACTTGCCGAAGAAAAACCAGACGACGCACCTGAGATGGTGGAGAACATGGATGCACCAATGGAGGAAACTCCAGTTGTGCCTATCGAGGAAAAGCCTGTGGAAAACATGGGCATGAAAGACGAGAAGGTAATGATGTCTCGTCAGAAGGAAACCGTGGAGGCGATTAAACGATCGGTTCTACAGTTGGATCAGAAACGACGTACGGAAATCCAAGCCGCATGCAAACTCGCCAGGCTAGAACGTGCCTTTGCTGACGAGCTGTGTGACGGTGGTGTTAGTTTGGAAGAGGCACGTAAAAGGATTATCGAACGAATGGCTACACAACCTTTGGGAACGTCGGTTGGTGCTGACGTTCGAGTAACTGAAAGTGCGGACGACAAGTTCAGCGGAGCGATCCGCGATGGATTGCTTCAACGCAGCTTTAGCTCTGCCAGAATCAATTCGTCTCCGTTTGGAGACCAAAAACCAGCAGACGGTTCAGAGGACTTTGCAAAGCTTTCGCTGTCACGACTGGCACAGGCCGTATTGGCTCGCCAAGGTGCTCCAGTCGAAAGAATGTCCAATCGAGAGATTGCAATGGCAGCCTTGGGACACAAGGCAACCTTGTCTCGATATCGCATTGAGCGTTCAGAGGCGTATCATACCACTGGCAACTTTCCAAGCCTGATGCTTGACGCTGCAAACAAAACTTTGTTGGCAGCATACGAGGAGGCACCATATACATGGAATCTATGGGCTCGCCAAGCGACCTCTGTTGAGGATTTCAAAACCATCAACCGAATCCGTTTCTCTGAGTCTCCAGACCTAGAGATGGTTCCCGAGGGTAAAGAGTATCCAGAAAAATCGATTAGCGATTCGCGAGAAAGCTATCGAGTTGAGAAATACGGTGCACTGTTTACCGTTAGCTGGGAAACCGTCGTAAACGACGATCTGGATGCGATTAGCCGAGTACCTGCCATGCACGGTAACGCAGCTCGTCGTGTTCAAAACAAAAAGGTTTACGAGGTGCTGACCAGTAACCCAACCATGGGAGACACTTTTGCACTCTTTAGTGCGTCGCACCCGAGCGGTGATAACACATCCGGTAGCGCTGGTGCTCCAGCCGTGGGAACGTTGAATACTGGCTTTGCGAAAATGATGCTGCAAAAAGGTCAGTCTGGAGCAATTCTCAATATCCAGCCGAGGTACTTGATCGTTCCGGTCAATTACCATGCAACTGCATTAGAGGTTCTGGGATCTGCTTCTTACATCGTTGCCAACGGCAACTCCGGTGTGAAAAACATCTATGGTCCTAACGCAGACAGACCTTTGCAGGTTATCTGTGAGCCTCAACTCGATGCTGCGTCTACCACGAACTGGTATCTGGCTGCTGATCCTGGCCAGACCGACACCGTGGAACTTGCGTTCCTAAGCGGTGAAGAGTCTCCAGTTCTAGAGCAGGAATGGGATTACAAGACGGACACATACGCTTACAAGATCCGTCAAACGTTTGGCGTCAAAGCAATCGATTGGCGTGGGTTGTTCCGCAACTCTGCCTGATAGACATACTCACATCAATTGAAAGGAATAAATACAAATGGCCGGTTTACAAGATAGTATTAACTACGAGGACGACTTCCTCGGAACAGTTGCGACATTTCCGACTTCTGCCGACCCGGCAACACCGTGGTTGGTCGCGGATACTTCAGCGGCTGGAACACCCGTTTACACTCGTGGAACCTCAAACGCGACACTTACACTCGCTGCAACCAGCGAAATTGAAAACGTTTGCTTGTATCACGGGGACGCTCTGTCATTCGATATTGACCTAATTAAGTCGATCGAAATGCGAGTACGTATTGGTGCTTCGACCTTTACCAGCGGATCTATCCTTTGCTTTGGACTTGGTTCTGCACGTAACGATACCGCTGATGACGTTACTGCAAACGCATGGTTCCGTATGCAGGGCGCTAACAGCACAACGTTGGTTTACGCAGAAACCGACGACGGAACTAGAGACGTTGACGATGTATCCACTGGTGTGACCCTTGGTACAACGTTCAAAAAATTCGTTGTCGATTTTTCCGGCGGCAAGGCTGATGTAAAGTTTTACATCGATGGTGCACGAGTGTGTGCATCGCAGACGTTCAATATGTCTGCCTACTCTGTCGGATTGCAACCAATAATCCAGTTGCAAAAGGCAGCAAACACCAATGTTGATTCCGTCATTATTGATTACGTTCGAATCGAGTGTAATCGATAATTATGTCGTTGCGTAACATGATGCTGGCTGATGCTAAGCAAATTGCAACGAACGTCAATGAATTTGGCGAAGCCGTTACGTACTACACGCGTGACGGCGACGCCAGAGACATCTCGGTTGTTGTGGCTCGTGAAGCGTTGGATATGTTACCTGAGGCTGGAGATGTAACGTCTACGCTGTTTCAGGTATACGTAGCCAACGATAGCACAGTCGGCATCACACGCGATGAAATTGACAGAGGTGGTGACTATATTGAGTTTCCAATCGGTAACGGCAAAGAGCCTACCCGTCGCAGCATTATCCGAATCCTAGAAGAGGATGACGCAATGATGGTGCTTGAATGTCGTTAAGCGTTTTGGAATTGATCGCTGTTGAACTGGAGAGGCGGCTAAAAACTTTAGCCGTAGGCTCAACATACGATACGAAATTGAGCGAGGTAATACGGCCAAAACGGCTGGAAACTTACACGCCAAAACATTTGCAGGTAGTATTGACTCAGGGTCCATCGGAACGAATCGACGAGCTGAGCTACCCAGGCAATCCGCCTGCTATAGCTTATCGTCAGACGTTCAACATAAGGTGTCACGTTATGCCATCCGAGCGCAGTTGTGAGGCAGTCGATAAAATTATTAATCAGATGCGTGCCGACATCATCAGCGTTGTATGCACACCGCAGGCAGATTGGTATCAATTCGATGGCCAATCGATTGACGCAGCGTTTGAATCCGAGGAGCCAATAATTAGCGACGGAATAGACGGAATCAATCTTCCTATTGCCATTGTGTACCGTACTGACGAAAACGATCCGTATACGAAGAGAGCGTAAACGTGAACGTGACTGTAGATCAAGCTATGGCAAAAAGAGTTTCAAAGATTATAGAGAATCTTGGATTCAATGCGCGCAAAGAACTACGCATTGCTGTCAACAAGACAGCATCGAAAGTTGAATCGACTGCTGCCAAAGAAATATACAAAGAATTGGCAACGACACAAAAAGCAATAAAGAGACAAATTACCATCAAGCGAGCAGCAGGCAATGAATACCTTGCATCTGTAATTGTCTCAAAGTCAAAAAAAATACCTCTCAAAGAATTTGGAGCCAGGCACGTTCGCAACGGGGTTACATATCGAGTTAGTCGCACACAAGGCAGGAAAACATTGCGTGACGCATTTATGGGACCAAAGCCTGGAGTCATGGCTACAAAGTTAAAAGGACAGGTTTATGCCCGACAACAAAAGCAACGCAAGCCGATTTTTGTTAAATACGGACCGTCGCCATGGGGGGTATTTACACGCGGTGGAAAAGTTCAACCTACGGTTAAATTTGGGATCGACGAATTAAACAAACAGGTAATTGAACGCATTCGCTTTCTAACATTGAAATCCAAAAACCTACTGAAAGGTAAACAAAGATGACGCTGCTAAAACGAAAACGAGTGCTCGCTGCCAAGATTGAAACAACGCCTGGGACAGCGGAAACGCTTCTCGCTGCTGATGCCTCATTCAATGCGTACAACGTCATGGCACAGCAGGAAATTGATTTGGAATCTCGCGAGGCACCTGGTGCGTTCGGCATGATGACGTCCGTACCCGGCGGGTACAAAGGACGTGTAACCTTTACCGTCGATGCCGCATGGGACGGCACGGCCACCGAGCCAACGTGGGCCGATACATTTTTGCCTGCCTGCGGTTGGGTCAAAAACGGACAGGTGTTCACTCCTCGCACTGAGGCACCTGGAGCGAACGTTAAAACTCTAACCATTGCCGTGTATCTTGACGGAGTCCGAAAGATTCTAGCGGGAGCGATGGGAACCTTCCGTATGGTATGCCCGACAGGTCGAGCAGCGTACTTTGAATTCGATTTTCAGGGCGTATGGAATAGCGTGACAGACGTTGCAATCTTAGCGCCGACTTACCCGACAGCTCTGCCGCTTAGG